TTAACACTTCTTCTTTAGACATGCTATCAATAGTTCCATGCCGTATTTCAGATTTATTGACGTAAATATCCCCTTGCGCTTGCCCTCGACGGTATTCGGCTTGGACGGCAGCACTAAACGCGCCGTTATCTAATGCAGCATCGCGGATCGTTTGTAAGTCTTTCAGGTGCCGTTTATATTCGACGCCATACTTTTGATCCAGCTCCGCCCTGTATTGCTTAATCGCTTTAACAACGTTGGGTTTAATTGCAGGGTTAGTTAGTTCGTGGGCTCGCACGTGCGCAGACTTAGCAGGATATCCCGCGTTAGTCGCTGCATCTCTCATGGTTATCTGGCCATCTTTAGACACAAGCTCTTTAACAAAAAGCTCCTCGCGCCTGTTTAACGGTTTGTCTTCGGGTAAGTATTTTTTCAGGTATTTTTTCTTAGGGCGCTCAGCACCTTCAGGAATGACATAACGATCCGCTTTATTCATTTTTTTCTCCTTCGTAAAATAAAGTAAGTCCACTCTAAACCAAAGGATATATTTTTGTAAACACGCTTTATGTATATATAGCCAGAAAAACAAAATTTATTTTTTTTAATTTAAAACCCGCATAACGACTTTTGCCCATTAAGCACGGTTACACCTGCCAAAAAACAGTGTAACTAACTTTGTAACTAATAAGCCCTTATATAATAAGGAGAATTAAGCAAAGTTACACGGTTACACTGGTTGCGGCTACTTTTTAGAAATTTATTTTTTTTATTTTTCTGGCCGTATATACATATAAGGCGTTTATTATGTACCGAAGGCCGCGATCAGGAATTCGCGCATTTCTTTCATCTTATGAAAGACTTTGACGCCGTGCGGCTGCGGGAGGTGCATTTTATAAGTATTTCCCTTTTTGGATCGCAGAACAAGAATGTCGATCCGATCATCATTTGGCAGTACATAGTAATAATCTGGCAGTCCGCCTTCTTTTTTTATTTTTCTAATTTTAGACATGGTGTCCTCCTTTTATGTAACATGGCATAAAAAAACCCCGCCGTGAAGCGGGGTTCGTTGGTTATGTTTTCTTTTGGATATTGTACCCATGTTCTTCGCGATAGCCTTCGATAGCAGAGAGCTTCTCAAGAACCTCGCCCCAGTCGTAAGCGCAGTGGCCATCGAGGATCCCTTCGTGAGAAAAGTCCATAGGCTCGCCCTTGGTATCAACGTCTTTGTATCCATCGACCCAATACTGGGAGAAGCGGTCACCATAACCATAATAGCTGGACACTCTTTCGATATTGATTGTGACGTCCAGCTTTTTAGCAAAGCGTTGTGCTTTGGCTCTGTTACTGGCCGCGTGGTCCACTGTCTTAGGCTTACGAGCTGCGTTTGGTATTTGTATTTTACCGTCGTTAATTAGCTCGTGAACCGTTTCGACTCTACACCGTCGCTTCACATACTTGCTTCGAACGCTGACTATGTCTCGTGTTCTTCCGCAAACGTACCGTCGGCCTTCGACCAATTGGAAGTGATTGCCTGCAACGATCAAGAAAACTCGGCCAGTGGTTCGCATGTCTTTTGAACCCTTGAGCCACTGAGCTAACGTTGGAGCGCTAAATCTGGTGGCAACCGTCATTTTCATTTTGTGAATGTTACAAAGTGACAGGGCTCGAAGAACGTGGTGGGTTTGAGAACCCGTCACTTTCCTTTGACCGCTGACATGTCGGATCAGCCTTGCAGCTTCTCCTGTAGTCATTCCCGTTACAGCGCTGATCACAGCCGGTCCGCAATACCGATTTGTGTCGCTGGTTGTATTGTTAACTGGTTTTATTTTAACCATAATATTAACCTCATTGTTAAGTTGGAATAGACATTATCGGGATCAATTGTTTCACGTGAAACATTGCCCTAGTCGGCTAAAATCAACGATGTCAAATAACGTATCAAACTTTGTTTGATACTTAAGAGTATCACTGTTTACTATTATTTACTACGCGACATAACGTCGCACCCTAAATCATTGTTTTTAAAGGGTTTTAAATTGTTTCACGTGAAACATCAAAAATTCGGTGAAATTGTGATGCCTTCTTTTTCGAGCTCTTCGTATTCTTGGATCTGATTTGCGAGCTCCGCGAGCCGTGGGTCGTTGACCCCGTAATCCCAGATAATATCGTCGTAATCTTTTTCAGCAGATTTGCGCGAGGACACGACGTCGATAAGGTTTTTTTGTTTATTTATAAAAATCATTAGTGGATCGTGCTTTCATCTAATTCGTCTATAAGGGATGCGGCGGTTATACAAAACTTGGCCGCGTCTATGACGCTTTGTTTATCGTTGGTTTGTTGGAGCATACTAAGCAGGACTGTTTGAAGTGCTGATGTATAGACGACGTGGGGCTCACAATCATAACCGAAGCATTCGTCGAGCGCATCGGTTATGACCTCCGTTGTGACTTTAGCGTCTATAATCATATTTTCTAATTTATTTGTCATACTTAAATGTACCACGGCGCCGTGTTTTTTACCATTTATCTTTAAAAACTCTTTTAAAGATGCTGTCGAGCATTTCGTCGATGGGTTGTTGCGCGGGTGTTTCTTCGTGCGTCCACATGGCGGCGCCTTTTAGAATGAGCGCGCTGCCTACAATATGACGGTCGGCCATTTTGCTGGCTTCTGGATTGAAGGGTAAGTTTTTTAAGAGCCCTTCTTCGTCAACCATGAGCTGCATTAGGTCAGTATCTATGACCATTTCTACATAACCACCGACTATATCTTGAGCTTCTTTTAACGTGGGTCTTTTATCTGTTATCGTTGTGAGCATTTTTTTTCTTTCCGCATTAAGTATTTGTTTCAGTTCTTCGCTTTCCGAATCTAAATTAATTATTTGCACTGTCCCTAGACCGCCACATTCTTCGCAGTCTTCGGTGACCTCTTCTAAAGAAGGGGGGCTATCTCTACATAGCCACGGCTCTGGCCGTTCATATGATATTTTACCCGTGCCACTGCATTCTTCGCAGTTTTCGACGGTCGCTTCTACTTTCATAATATTACCTCCTTGTTTTTTTACTTGACAAACCCATATATCTTATATCATCTTATATTTGTCAAGTAACAAGGAGACGACAATGAAAATTAAGTACCATATTTTGGAAAACCACTTTAGGCAGCAATTGGACGCTGCTAAGGCGGACATAACTTTTTTTGAAAATCTTTTAAAAGATTGGAAGAAATCGGATCGTGAGGCTTTCGAAAAAGAAATACCTTACTACGGGCAGATTAACTGTTCAATCGAACGGTTAGAGAATGCCATCAGAAATTTGCAGGCGGATCTAAGTGAAAACACTCTTATGATTAATCGGGATCTGATGGAGCGGTTCAAGAACCTCGGTAAAAAAGCGGGGGTGAAATAATGCGTTACAAGGTCACTGTTGAGCTATCCGAAGATATTGAAGCGGATAGTGTGAAAGAAGCGGAAGAGAAGTTTCTCAACTGCTTCGAGTTTGCGGATGTGAGGAATGGAACGTGGCGCATTGAGCCCGATAAGGAGGCGGAATAATGTGTTACGAATTCCATGAACCAATGCCTGAGTGCATTTCCAAGTTTGTCGATACGGCGTGTGAGCTGAGCGTCATACTGGGTGCGGCGCCTGTTTCGTTATCTCGTAACGGGCGCGTCTTGGCTTGGGACAATAAAGACGGGGAAGGGGGTTACTTTATGGATTTAGTTTTGCAGGACGATGGCACGACTAAAGCCATGTTTGGCGAGCATACTGAGCAACGCTTAGCCCACGAAGCTATTGGCTATTGTCGCTATCAAAACGTTAAAACTGAAATGTATTGGGAAAANCATAAGGAGGTAAATGATGAGTAAAGAAAACGAAGACGTCAAACGACGCAAAGCATTGGCTATTAGCTTGGGCGAGCGCACGGGTTATGATTTGCATTGGACGCAAGTCATTGACGATAAGCACTGCGTTTATCTTCACAACTGGGAATATCCTGACGACGTGGAAGTGTATCATAAGCCGCTCCCCATGACCGCTGAACCGTGGATGGACATTCTTTATGAGGACAGCGCTTTTCTTTATCAGGGCGCCGCGCTCCCAGAGCATTTAAAAGAGCGCACCGCTAAGCGTATTCAGGACTATAAAGAATATGAAGAGGAGTGCGAAAATGCATAAGTATCATTTTTGTTTTGATGGCGACTACGGTGCTATGTTTGGCACGATCGAAGCCAAAAACGAACAGGAGTTCTATCGAATTCTAAAAGAAGATCACAAGCAGGACATCAATGCTGATGGCTGCTTCGACTGTCCCGTTACTGGGGACGAAAAACCTTTAAATTGGTAAGGAGAAAACAATGCAATTATTAAATGTAGAACAGGTCGCGGAAAAAACGGGGCTATCAGTACAAACCATATATCGACGCGTGCGGCTCAATACCTTCCCGCCACCCGTTAATTCGATGTACGTAAAGTTAAAAAAACTCAGAGGCAAAAAACATTGGGCTAAAACTGAAATCAATAAATGGGTTAAAGCGAATGTTAACGCCAGCAAAAAAACGCCCGTGGCGCGTGATCGTATTCGCACGATAGAGAAGCCAAAGGTCGATCCCTTTGTGGAAGCTGTCGAGCGTTCTATTCAGGGGCAACTGGTGGCGGAAACTGAAAGTCAAAGACGAAAGAGGTTGGTTATAGGGGCGTTGCTTATAGCGGTCATTATTGTTGGTGTTTTGATTTGGAGGACCGTATGATTGAGTATTTCACGGCTCTTTTGATTTCCTATAGTGTTCAAGATCAAAAAATTGACACGGCTGTTTGGTTTGAGAGCGAGAAACATTGCGCTTCGGCCATGAATAGCGGAAGTGCAGATGGTATTTATAACCATCTGTACGACCTTTATGGCAATGATATTATGATGACATGTCAGACTACCGATAAAGTGTCCAAACTCATCAAACCGAGGATACGACCTGATGGCGGAGCTTAGCAATCACCCTTTAAAAAAAGGAATACCGTTAGAAAACTATCGAAAGTTATCTGAAGATGGTTATACTATAGCGGAGACCGCTCGCGCACTGAACGTATCTCCACAGTGCGTATACATTCAAGCGAAGAGGTATAATCTTTCTTTTCGTAAGAAAGATAATCGTGGTGGAAGGAGGCAAATTAAAAATGACTGAGGATAAACGTATTCCATTACATTATTTAGATAAGCGGACGTTAAAGTATTGGAATACCATTGTTGATAATCTTGAAGATAAGGCACGAAGAAACGATGCTTCGTCGAGCGCGCAACAGGATTTATGGCGCGCTCAGGCGCAACTTAACAAAATAACTTCAAGATGGCGTAATAAAGGTTATCTTGTTTAGATAACTATTTTATCTAATTCTTCTCTGGCGGCAGTGTCGATCTCTTCTTTTTTAGAATCGTCCCTAGCCGCTTTATTTTTTACTTTTTGAACCTCCACAACCTTCAAATCATTTGGTGTAAGGTTTTTACTTTTCCAAAATTCAAACATCAGGCGCAATTGACCCCCAATCGTGCGCCCTTCAATGAAAGCGACGGCCACCAACTCTTCGTAGGTTTCTCGTGGAACAAGCACACTTGCCCATTTTTTTGTATCCATGTGACAAAACCCTTATTTTATCTGAGAATATATAAGATTTTATAGAAAGTTCAAGAAAAAAACCCTCGTTTTCGTAAAGAGAGAAAACGAGGGCCAAGTGTGAGGTCAATATGTCAACGCGAGAACAAAAAGAACCGCTTTTGACTACTATCGAGCAGTACTTAAACCAACGTGATTTGCGGATCGAGGTTTAAGTCTCTTTAGTCTCTCCCCAATTTGCTCCAATGTCAATATCGCATTTGTTTGGAATGCATAATGGCATCGAATTCTCCATGATTTCTCGTATTTCTTTAGCTTTTTCCAAGTTTGGCACGCTAAATGCCAATTCGTCGTGTACTTGGATGAGCGGTAGATGCCCTGCTTCGTATACTTTGACCCAAGCCGTCTTAGTCATATCTGCGGCAGACGCCTGTATCAAACGATTTAGCGCTTTGTAGGTCATTGCACGCTTTAAACGAGTAGTTGCACCGTGGGCCGCGACTGCTTCGTCGTAAGGCATGGCTTTATGCATATCGAACGTATCTGGCTCCCAGAGATTAAATCTACACTTTCGCCCTTGCAAGGATCTTATAGATCCGCTTGATCGTCGATCTCCCAATCTACGCTGTACCCCTCCGTTGAGCTGCTTTAGAAAAGGCATTTTTGAGTTAAATTGTTTTAAAATGTTTTTGGCTTCTTCAACGGACACATCTAATTCGCCTGCAAGTTTGTTCACGCCCATGCCATAAATAATACCCAGCCCCACGGACTTGGCGGCTTTACGCTTGAGCCCTGTCATTTCTGCAACCATTGTATGGAAATCTGTATCTGGATTGTTTGTATATGCATCCACCATGTCAGCTACGCCACTTAGCTCTGTTTTGGTGCTTTTGCCGTATGCATCCGCATAATGAACCGCGATCCGTGGTTCCTGTTGCGAGAAATCTATGGACGCCCATTGCTCTCCCTCTTCGGGTAGAAACAGGCTTCGGATCATTGGCCCTAGTTCTGGATCCCGCGCAGGAATTTGCTGAAGGTTGGGGTTAGACATGGAAACGCGGCCAGATACCGTACCGCCATCGTCTGATCTAATTTGATTGATATGCCCGTGTATGCGCCCGTCTTTACCAACGAAGCGCAATATACCGTCGATAAAGGTGCCATTAATCTTATTGTACGATCTTGCTTGTACGATTGCTTGCGGCAGCTCGTGCGGATGGTCGCTTAGGAATTGCTTGGTAAATGACGGGGCGCCCTTTTCTGTTCTGGGATATTCGAGCCCGACTTTATCAAAGGCTTTGGCAATGGATTGCGCGGCCCAGATTTCTACGTCCTTTCCAACAGTCTTTTTAATTTTGACCATTAATTCTTTTTCACGTTTCATAACGTGCTGTTTGCTGCGCTCGGCTTTATCCAGATCGACGCGCACGCCCCGCATGGTCATATCGACGAGACACGGTAACAACTTGGTTTCGAGCTCCCAGATATTCCAAAGATCTTCTCTATTGAGCATTATTTGGAAATGCTCCCATAGTTTCAGGGTCAGGGTTGCATCCTGTTCTGCATACTGCCCGACGAACTGGGCGGGTAGCTTCCACATTTCGCTTTTAGGATCAACGTTAAATTCTTTTGCCGCTTCGACCAGATCTTTTTCGTTTTTGGTTTGACCCAGATAATCGTAGCCCAGCGCGTTAAGGCTGTAGCTAAATCTATTTTCGTCTAACAGGTTGGCGGTCATCATAGTATCTATGATACGTCCGTTGACTTCGAAGCCCATTGCTTGGCACCAGCCCAGATCGTACTGGGCGTTATGCATGACCTTGTCGCATTCTGTTTTAAGGTGCGCTTGTAGCCATTTCTTCACAATGCTTTCGTCGATATTGCCGCCGCCAAGATGTCGTGTTGGAAAGTATCCAGACCACCCTTCGGTGGCTATGGCATAGCCAATCACCTCGCCGTCTTTAGTAGGCCAGCCCGGTCCTTTTTGCTTAAGGTACGGGTCTCTTGTCTCTACGTCTATGCATAGAACTTTAGCTTCACGTAGGTCTGGGAGCTCCGAGGGCGGAACCCACTCAGTTTTTGGCGTGAATAGTGGAAATTGCATTT